ATAGAACTTGCTACTAGTATGGTTGATCGTAAGGTTAACCCAGATGCAGAGCAAGAATAATTACGGAGAATAACTCATGAAGTTAATTTCAGAGTATAACGATAGTAATATAAAAAATTACATTACCGAAGATAAAAAAGGTAATAAGAGCCACGTCATAGAAGGCGTGTTTATGCAGGCCGATAAGAAAAATCGAAATGGCCGTGTATATGAAAAAAAGATTCTAGAGTCAGCTGTTAACAAATATGTTAAAGAGCAGGTGACAACTGGTAGGGCAGTAGGTGAACTTAATCACCCAGAAGGTCCTACTATAAACCTAGATAAAGTTTCACACAAAATTACAGACCTCAAATGGGAGGGAAATAATGTTGTAGGAAAGGCATCAATATTGAAAACACCTATGGGACAGATCGTTGAAGGTCTACTCGAAGGTGGTGTCAAGCTTGGTGTATCAAGTCGTGGTATGGGAAGCCTTGTGCAAAAGAATGGTGCTAGTTACGTGAATGGTGACTTTATGTTATCAACAGTAGACATCGTTCAAGACCCTTCAGCCCCGGAGGCATTTGTCAACGGGATTATGGAAGGTGTTGAATGGATATGGGATAACGGCATATTAGTAGCACAAGACATTGAATTAATTGAGACTGAAATAAAGACAGCTAAGTCCACCTCATCTTCGGATGTGGAGATTAGAGCATTTAAGAATTTCCTCTCGAAACTTGTAAATAAATAATCCGAGGAGGATAACGACATGTCAGAAGACGTAAAAAACGCCGAAGACGTATCAATTGATGAGCAAGCTTCTATTGAAAGCGAAGAGCAACTAGATGAAACACAAGTAATCGAAGATGTTCCAGCTGAAGAGGAAGTTGTTGAAGAAGTAGAAGCCGAAGAAAGCTTAGAAGAAGCAAAAGCTAAAAAAGAAGATGATCTTGAAGAAGACGCTCCTAAAGCAATTGCTATACCTAAGACTAAAGCTGGTACTATTCAAGCAGCCGTTGATATGCTTAAAGGTGTAAAAAAAGAAGACGCACAAAAACTATTTGCGAAAATGGTAGCAGTCGCTGAAGATGACGATGACGATGATGAGCAGGACGAATCAGTTGATGATGGTTCTGTAGGAAAAGCTATTAAAGCAGCTCCACAAAAGAAAAACGAATTAAAAGCTAAAGCGAAAGTTGAAGCTATTGATTTCGATGAAGATCTCGACACAATCATCCAAGAAGAGGCTACTCTTTCAGATGGATTCCGTGAAAAAGCAGGCGCTATTGTAGAGGCAGTACTAACAAGTAAATTAGCCGAATCAGTAGAACGTTTGGAAGCAGAATACGTGCAAAACCTAGAAGAAGAGGTTTCAGAAATTCAAAATTCACTAGTAGAGAAAGTAGATTCTTACTTAAACTACGTTGTTGAAAATTGGATGAAAGAAAACGAAGTTGCAGTAAGTACAGGACTTAGAACTGAAATTGCTGAGGACTTTATGGCTTCTTTACAGTCAGTGTTCAAAGAACATTACATTGAGATACCAGAAGGTAAAGAAAACTTGTTAGATGAATTATCTGACCAAGTATCTGAACTAGAGGAATCTCTAAACAAAACCACAGAAGATAACATCAAGCTACACGAAGCTAATAACGTTCACGTTAAAGCTGACGTAGTAAGAGAAGCATCTTCAGGGCTTGCAGAAACAGATGCTGAGAAATTAGCTAAACTCGTAGAAGATGTAGAATTTGATAACAAAGAAACTTTCGAACAGAAGGTATCTACTATCAAAGACTCATACTTCAAAGGTGAAGTTAACGAATCAGTTGATGAAGTAAACAGCTTAGCAGGCGAAGATACAGCAGAAATTGTTGAATCATCAGAAGCTATGTCTAGATACACTCAGGCTATAACTAAATTTAATAAATAATCTTAAGGGGAAAACATAATGTTTAACGCAGATTCACAATTAATGGAAAAATGGAGCCCGGTCTTAGACCACGAAGGCGCTCCTGAAATCCAAGACAGATATAAAAAAGCTGTCACAGCAAGGCTTCTTGAAAACCAAGAAATTGCACTACGTGAAGAACAAGCCCAGGCACAAGGTAACTTTATTTCAGAAGCAGCAGCAGCTAATAACATTGGCACAGGCTCAGCTCCTAACAATATTGGTACTTTCGACCCTGTTCTTATTTCTTTAGTTCGTAGAGCTATGCCTAACCTTATTGCTTATGATGTTGCTGGCGTTCAGCCAATGACAGGACCAACTGGTCTTATATTCGCAATGAAATCTAAATATACCTCTCAGTCTGGAACTGAAGCATTCTTTAACGAAGCTGATACAGACTTTTCAGGTACTGGTACTCACCAAGCAGACCCAACAGGTCTATCTGGTGTAACTGATGCAGACACTGACGCGACAATCGCTGATGAATCTGACACTGTTTCCACATTCGGTTCTGGTATTGCCACAGCCGCTGCGGAAAGATTAGGTGTTGGTGAATCAGGAGATGGTTCATTCGGTGAAATGGCTTTCACAATCGAGAAAGCTACTGTTACTGCTAAGTCAAGAGCTTTAAAAGCTGAGTACACAATGGAACTAGCACAAGATCTTAAAGCTATCCACGGATTGGATGCAGAAGGCGAATTAGCTAATATCTTATCAGCTGAAATCCTAGCGGAAATCAACAGAGAAGTTGTTAGATCAATTCTTAAAACTGCTAAAATCGGTGCTCTACAATCTTCAACAGCAGTAAGCGGTATCTTTGATGTTGCTACTGACTCAGATGGTAGATGGATGGTTGAAAAGTTCAAAGGGCTTATCATGCAACTCGAAAGAGAAGCTAACGTAATTGCTAAAGAAACAAGACGTGGCAAAGGTAACTTTGTACTTTGTTCTTCAGACGTTGCATCAGCTCTAGCAGCTGCTGGTCTATTAGACTACACTCCTGCATTAAGTGCAAACTTAAACGTTGATGATACTGGTAATACATTTGCTGGTGTTTTAAACGGCAGAATGAAAGTTTACATTGATCCATATTCAACTGTTGACTTCGCATGTGTTGGTTACAGAGGTTCAAACCCGTATGACGCTGGTATATTCTACTGCCCATACGTTCCTTTAACTATGGTTAAAGCAGTTGGTGAGAATGACTTCCAACCTAGAATGGGATTCAAAACAAGGTACGGCATGATTGCTAACCCTTACGTAGCTATTGACGGAACTATCGGTTCAGATAGATCTAACCAATACTTCAGAATCTTCAGAATTGACGACATAATGGTGTAAATCATTAGTTAATTCTAATTCGACTAAAG